GAATAAAAGATGTTGGTAAATTAGCAACTGTTCCTGCTAGATTTTTACTAAACATTAAATCACCAGAAGATCCCCTATCTAAATTTGCTGATTCTAGAATGACACCAAAAGAAAAAGTTTCTAGTGCAATTAACGATTATAAGAAAAAAATAGGTTCATAAAACACAACTAAATAATTGATATTGAACGATGTTATGTCGCATTTGATAATATCAAAAAAGAATGAAGTGCATCTTCAGATTGAGTCTGATATGCATGTTTATTATGAGTTAGCAGACTATTTCACCTTTGAAGTACCTGGTGCAAAGTTTATGCCAACTTATAAAAATAAGTATTGGGACGGAAAGATAAGGTTATTTAATATTCAAAACAATCAGATATATGTTGGACTCTTAGATAAGATAGTACAATTTTGTAAAGACCACGAATACACATACGACTTTCAACCAAGTAAATTCTATGGTTTACCATTTGAAGTGAATGATGGTATCTCAGAAGAGGGTGTGAAAGATTATATGAACGCTGTAAGCAAATATAAACCTAGAGATTATCAAATTCAGGGAGTACACGACGCTTTAAAATACAATCGTAGGTTATTGATATCTCCAACTGCTTCAGGAAAGTCGCTGATGATATATGGGATTGTGAGATATTACGATGAAAGAAAAATAAGTATTCTGATAGTAGTTCCGACGACATCCTTAGTAGAACAGATGTATAAAGATTTTGAGGATTATGGTTGGGATGTTGGTTCATTCTGTCACAAGATATATGCTGGTAAAGAAAGAGAAACAGATTCTCAGGTAATTATTACAACTTGGCAATCAATCTATAAACTTCCTCGCAAATACTTTAATCGTTTTGGATGTGTAATTGGAGATGAAGCACATCAATTTAAATCAAAGTCATTAATATCTATAATGTCTAAACTTGATAATGCCAAGTATCGTTTTGGTTTTACAGGAACTCTTGATGGAACACAAACACATAAGTGGGTATTAGAAGGTTTATTCGGACCATCATATAAAATTATCAAGACTGATGAACTAATGAAGAAGGGTCACGTTGCCACTTTAGATATTAATGTGATACTATTAAAACACTCACCAAATAAATTTGAAACTTTTGAAGATGAAATTCAGTATATTATTGGTCATCAAAAGAGAAATAATTTTATCAAAAATCTTGCCCTTGATCTTAAAGGTAATACATTAATTCTATTCGCAAGAGTCGAAGGACATGGTGAACCGCTATATAATTTGATACAGGAGAGTAATGTACTTGAACAACGACAAGTCTTCTTCGTACACGGAGGAGTTGCAACAGAAGATCGAGAAGAGGTTCGCTCAATTACAGAGATGGAGAATAACGCAATCATTATTGCCTCTTACGGAACCTTCTCAACAGGAATCAACATTAAGAATCTTCATAATGTCATCTTTGCTTCCCCATCTAAATCTCGAATACGAAACCTTCAATCAATCGGAAGAGTCTTAAGAAAGGGAAACAATAAAACAAAGGCAACTTTATATGATATTGCCGATGATATTAGTTACAAATCAAGAAGAAACTATACACTGAATCATCTTATTGAAAGAATAAAGGTGTATAATGAAGAGAACTTTAACTATGACATTGTAAAAATACCTTTGAAAAATTAATGATTCAAGATAATGAAGTATTTGTAATTGATGATTTTATTGAAAAAGAATATCAAGAGCAAATTAAAAAAGTATTACTAGGTAGTGAACCTTTTGATGATCAAGAGTTTCCTTGGTATTTTATTGAAGATGTTACAGCATCAGGTGATGATGATAGTCAACATCGACCAGCAATGAGTCATCAGTATGTTGAATTTCAAGATGATAAAGATTCAATGGGAGTTATAGCGAGTGACTTTCATGATATGTTTATACCTATGTTACAAAGAGCTGCATTTAAATTTCGTATGAGATATGTGAATGCACTTCAAGGTAGATCTTTTCTACAATTTCCAACAAACAAAAAAATGACTGTTGATCTTCCACATATTGATATCTACAGTCGAAAGCATTTAGTTTGCTTATATTATGTTTGTGATAGTGATGGAGATACTATCATTTACAATGAGAGAGAAAAAGATCGACCTGATGGAATCTATACAATTAAGGAAAGAGTTACACCAAAACAAGGTCGTGCTGTATTATTTGATGGTTGGTTAATGCACACAGCAGAACAACCCATAAATAATGTTAGATGCATTGTAAATTACAATTTGGATTAATGGGAGAGGAATTCTACGCTGCTTTAAAACTTATTACTGGTGAAGAAATCTTCGCACTAGTCTCTGTCGATGAGAATGATGGAGACTCAATTATTATGCTTTCAAATCCTGTCATTATGAAGATGATGCATAGTCCAGCTGGACATTATGTAAAAGTAAAACCTTGGTTAGAGTTACCAGATCAAGATTTATTTTTAATTAAGTATGATAAAATTATTACAATGTCTGAAGTAACAGATGAACAAATGATTAAATTTTATAATCGATATTTAAATGAAGATGATATTGATATTGAAATAGACGGTAAAGTTTCTTTAAATGATAAAATGGGATTATTAACAACAGTTGATGATGCTCGCCAGAGCCTTGAGAATATATTTAAGAACAATATAGATAAGCCTAACAACCCTTGAACCTCTACAAAGGTTATTGTACATAAAATTCAGTGAGTTGTCAAGTCTGATAAATTATGTTATAATATCATTATATTAAGTCAGGTATATGGCAAAGAAAAAATCAGAGCATTATGTAAATAATCGTGAACTGTTAGAAGCATTAATCGTATATCGTGCAGAGGTAAAGGAGGCAGCAGAGAATGATTTACCGAAACCACGTATTACAAATTACTTAGGTTCTTGTTTTTTAAAGATAGCAACTCACTTATCATATAAACCAAATTTTGTAAATTATATGTTTCGTGATGATATGATATCTGATGGTATTGAGAACTGTGTTCAGTATATTCATAACTTCGACCCAGAGAAATCAAGAAACCCGTTTGCCTACTTTACTCAAATCATACATTATGCATTTTTAAGAAGAATACAAAAAGAAAAGAAGCAGTTAGAGATAAAGACAAAGATTATTGAGAAGACTGGATTTGAAGAAGTGATGACAGTTGATGATAGTGCAATGGCAGGTAGTAGTTCTGATTATAATACAATTAAAGATAATATCCAATATAAGTCAAGTAACAGATGATTTTACCAGGTTCTACAGTTAAAGTGATAGATGAAAATTCAATCTATCGAGGATATGTTGGATGCGTTCAAAGAATACAGGGTAAAAAGGCTGCTGTATTGATGGATAGTCATACTCCTTGGGATAAAATGATTACATTTAAATTATCTGAGTTGCGTGAGCAAACCGAAGGTTTCCAATATTATCCAAAGAAAAAGAAATGAAGTTAGCAATTATTACAGATCAGCACTTCGGTGCAAGAAAAGGTGCTGATTATATACACAAATATTTCAAAAAGTTTTACGATAACATCTTTTTTCCATACTTGGAGAAAAATAAAATTGATACTGTAGTTGATATGGGTGATACTTTTGATAATCGTCGTAATATTGATCTAGCTACTCTTGAGTGGTCAAAGAAAAATTATTATGACCGATTACGTTCGATGGGTATTAAAGTTCATACAATCGTAGGTAATCATACTGCATATTACAAAGATACAAATGAAATTAATACAGTAGACCTTTTATTAAAGGAATATGATAATGTAATTGTTTATTCAGAACCAACTGAAATTAACATTGATGGATTAGATATTTTATTACTTCCTTGGATTAATGAAGAAAATCGTACACAAACAATGGAGATGATTGATAAATCAGTTTCTAAAGTTGCGATGGGTCATCTTGAGTTAAATGGTTTTGTTGCAACTCGTGGACACATGATGGAAAATGGTATGAATATTGATGTTTTCGATAAGTTTGATGTTGTATATTCAGGTCATTTTCACACTCGTTCTACTAATGGCAAAATATCTTATCTTGGTAATCCTTATGAAATGTTTTGGAATGATGTGAATGATCCTAGAGGATTTCATTTATTTGATACTGAAACAATCAAACATACTCCAATTAATAATCCATATCGTTTATTTTATAATATTTACTATGAAGATACAAATTATAAGTTATTCGATAGTCGAGAGTATAAACATAAAATAGTTAAACTTATTGTAAAGAGGAAAACCGATCAAAAGCAATTTGAAAAATTTATAGATAAATTATACAACTCTGGTATTCAAGACCTTAAAATTGTTGAAAATTATATTCTTCAAGAGAGTGAGGACTTTGAAGTAGAGGAAACTGAAAATACTATTGGTATATTGAATCGTTATATTGATGAATCTGAGTTTGAAGGAGATAAAACTCTCATTAAAGGTATTCTACAGAAAATATATTCAGAAGCTTGCGAGGTAGATTAGTGTATCTTTTAACAATAAACGAAAGGCAGGACAATGGTGCCTATGCTGTTCTTAATCGGTATGGGGAAAAGGTTCTTTTTATG